TCGTTAGTTATGGATCAAGAAGAAATGTTTTGGAATGATGCGGAAAGATTAGTTAAAGCAAGTAAGAAAATATCTGAAGCTGTATTCTTCGTAGATCTATTAAGAAGTGATGTTGCTAATTGGTTAGAAGCAAGTGTCGTAGAAGATGCGGTTGTTAATTTATGGTCTGATACTGGTAAAGGGGAGATATAATATGAGTAGTACAAAATTAAAGGTTGGTCAAGAAGTTTATGGAAAATTTGGTTTTGCTAAAATTAAACGAATTGAATTATGCGAAGAGATGCGTGATAAAGAAGGAATTCAAGTTAAAGAAATTTTCCACAATTTAGTATATAGATGTATATTCGATATGGACAATGGTCATTTTGAATATGGTATTGATATTGATTATAACCCATTCTAGGATTGAATAGACAATGGCTCACAGATCAGAATACATTAATACCAAGAACCATCACCTAGTAGATGTGGTGTGGTCTATAATTGGTTCTAAAGGCGATAAGTATAGCGTTACATTAACTAATTATGGTTTTGAATGTAATTGTGCTGCTTATCGTAAATGTAAGCATATTAAAGGTGTTGAAGAAGGTCTATTAGGAACAGATGAATTAAAATAAACTTTTGTGAAAAAACTTGTTGACATTAGTTTATTTTTATGTTATAATAAATTATAAAATGAAATATTAAATGGAGATATATTATGAGTCACGAAATTGAAACTATGGCATATGCTGGTGAACTACCTTGGCATGGATTAGGTACTAAGGTTGATAATAAGCTTACTACTGCAGAGATGTTAAAGGCTGCTCAAATTGATTGGACGGTTTCTAAGCTCCCTACATTCTTTGAAGTTGATGGCGAAAAAGTATCTACGGGCAAATTTGGTCTTGTGAGAGATACAGATAATAAATTTCTTACTACAGTATCTAAATCTTGGAACCCATGTCAGAACGCTGAAGCATTTGAAATATTTGATAGGTTTGTTGATAAGAAAGATTTGGAGATGCATACTGCTGGTTCATTAAAAGGTGGTCAAATTGTATGGGGTTTAGCTAAGATGAAAGATTCTTTTGAATTATTTAAAGGTGATCAAGTTGATAACTTCTTATTATTAGTTAACCCGCATAAATTTGGAGCAGGGATCCATATGAGAGCTACTCCTATAAGAGTCGTGTGCAATAATACTTTATCATTAAGTCTTGGTACGGTATCTAATATAGCTTCTACACAAACACATAGAAAGACATTTAATGTAGAGGAAATGGAAGAAGCGTTAGGTATTGCTAAAGACAAGATGAGTAAGTATAAGGATATGGCTAGCTTCTTGGGTATTAAGAAAGCTGAAGATGTGGAGCTTGATGAATACTTTAAATTAGTGTTTCCTAATTATGGTAAAAATAAAGATCATGTATCAAGAAATGCTCTTAGAGCTAAAGAGATTTTGCACACACAACCCGGTTCAGAATATGCAGAGGGTTCATGGTGGCAAGCTTTTAATGCTGTTACTTATTTAACAGATCATGAATTAGGTCGCAATCCAGATACTAGATTACAGTCTGCATGGTTTGGTGTTAATAAAGATAAAAAGAATCTTGCATTAGAATCTGCTTTAAAGTATGCAGAGAAGTCTAAATCTTTAGTATCAGTTTAAGAATTACGCATGGGGAGAACTAACCACTCTCCCCCCCCTTATTTTAATTTTGGAGAATAATAAATTGCAAAAACATAGTGTAGAACAAACAATACAATGGGCTAGAGAAGTTAATTTTAAATTGCCTATGGGATATCGTTCACCCAAGATGCCAGTAAATGATTACAGACCTCCTAGAAGAGATAATAAAAATTTTGATAAAACAAATAAGTTTAAAAGAAGATAAATAAAAATATAGAGATCATAATTAATTGTGGAGATGTTATGTTAAAGTATTTAAAAAAACTATTCCGTGATTGGCAAAATAGAATAGAAATAAAAATGACTACACAAGAAGTTAAATATTTGAAAGGCATTAATTCTAAACACAAAAAATAATGATAGAAAGTTGGTAATGAGTAGTATAGTAGATGATAAATTGAATGATTTGAGAGACAGTGTTATCTATCAATTTAAGATTAAACATGATAAAGATAAGTTATTAAAAGAATCTAGTTCTGTCAGGTATAATGCAATAAATGAAAAGAATCTTGAGAGATATAAGAGACTGGGATTTATTGAAAAAGATACTATCAGTTATGATGTTGAGAATAAAGATTGGTTTAATAATCAAAGGGATTGGAAGATATCCTCAAGTTTAGATAATGATTCTAACAGTGAATCAGAACGTTTGCATACGATTTTTAAACGGTTATTACAGGTAGATAATTTAGGTCCCAGATTTCTTACTCAAAAAGAAGGAGCTGATGTTCACTACCACATTGATGGCGAAACGTTATGTGCTATTAATTTTTTAGTAAAAGGAGAACGGACTCCAATATCTTTCAAGGATGTAGGACATTTTTATTATGACGTAGCATTAGTTAACACTAATCACGCTCATTCCGTGCCAAAACAAATCGGCGAGGATAGAGTGTTATTTAAGCTAAGAATAAAACAAATGACTTTTAAAGAAGCTAAGGAGAAATTAATTGCCAACGAGAATCTTCGAGAGCTCTGGAACTAAATTAAGATTATTATTGTTATTTAATTTTATAATTTCTGCATTCTATATTGCTATATACGGTTTATCAATTATTGATTTAGTCATAATATTAATAATGTATTTTATGTTTATGTGTATAGGCTTGGTGTGCACCTTTCATAGATATTATTCCCACAAATCATTTAACTTTAAAAATAAATTTATTGAATATGTTTGTACTACATTAGGATTATTATCTGGGACTGGATCTGTATTTGGGTGGTGTGGTGTCCATAATAAACACCATGATAAACATGATACATCGGAAGATCCACATGACCCCAATAAAGGATTAATTAAATTATTAACCCTAGACTATAATTACAATATTGAATCAAAATATATTAGAAATTTGTTTAGAAATAAATTTCTAATGTTTACACACAAGTATTATTACCTATTAATACTAATATACATTGTAGTGTTAGTATTAATATTTGGAGCCACGGCTCCAGTCGCCGCGTTTTGTATTCCTTCATTGCTCAGTGTTGTTGCACAAGGAATGACAACCTATTTTTTGCATAAAGATGGTAAACCACAATTAGTAAGATGGATGAATATATTTGTATTTGGTGATGGGAATCATAATGAACACCACGAAAATATAAAAAAATACAAACTAAAGTATGGTGACATTGCTGGGTGGATCATAGAAAAATTTTTAATGAAGTAGATAAATGGTTGGGATAAAACTATGGCAGAAGTAGAAAAAAAGAACGGTATCGTTATTAAAGACGAACACAATGAGTTTGAACTTGCATTAAGATTTCTCGGCAATGAACTGATTGCAATTAAGATGAAAGCGACTAACTTTAGTGGTAAACTTATCGTGTGGAGTATTCTACTTCTGTTGTTCAGTTTCCTAATGATTGAAATCTTTGAAGTAGATAAATGGATAGGATGATAAATCATGTGGCATAAATTAATAGAACATATAGATTCAACGAATAAAATTGAAATGAAGAAAATATAATATATTGTATGTGTGTAAAAATAAAATAGACGATAGATATTTAATAGATAAATTATTTGCCACGGCTTATGATGAACTTAAAAATTTAAATCATATTAATGCCAATAATTATAAAGATGCATCTAGAACCCAAGACTATATTAGATTTGATGTATTATATAAAGATGATGATGTAGTGGCATTTGGTGGAATGTGTATTAATGATGCCTGGCATAATTGTGTAAGAATAACTGATAGATATTATCTTTTTAAAAAATATAGATTAGCACATATAGGCAAACATAAGTTAAACCCAGCTAGCAATTTTATTATACCTAATCAAATAATAGAAGCACATAAGTTAGATATGTATCCATTTATTTCTATGCAAAATTTAAATAAACGTTATACATTAAATCTACTATCTAATTATTTAAATAAAAATTTTAATGTTAATACAACAGTTTTAGATAATATGAAAAATACTTGTTGTGGTCGCAGCAACAATCCTAACTGTATACAAAGTATATTAACATTATCCCAACACAAACAGTATGTTGATAATATTCTTCCTAACGCAAATTAGCTAATACCTTTTGTACATTTATTGAGTTGAATGGCACATTGATTATTAAATGTGTACTTCTTTTAGCCCAACTCATTGTCCTATGTATCTTTCTAGTATTAACATAATATGCTCTGCCTGGTTCTATTGGCATTATTTTATTATCGTGTATCCAATCATATTGATGTGGTGAACAATCTTCTAAGAAGACAACTATTCTAAATGCCTCTCTGGGCATATTGTGATGATCCCTATGCGGATAAAAATGACCACCTATTCCACATCTAACTAAAAATGTTCTACCAAGCGGCTCAAAAGTATTTAATATATTATGTAATGACGGAAGCTTATCATATATCATTGTATGTTCATTAAATTCTTCTTCTCTAATTCGTCTACCCGCAGCTATACATGCTTGTGCCAAACTAGGATTGTGTTGATGAGACATTCCTGGTAGATTAGTAACAGCCATACCCAATCTATTATTTGGTCTATCTGTTCTAGGCAGATAATCAACCCATTCATTATCTAATTGTTTTATTTCTTTTTTAAATTGATTGCAATTAATTTTAAATTTTAAAGGTTCCCAATCACCTATATTAAGTAACGCAAGTTCATCAGCAATTGTTGATAAATTAACATCCTGGTTATTAAAATTTATTGATCCTGAGGTTTTATTTTTTTGTGAGTTAACAATCACATTATCCATAGTATATACTCCCATAATAATTATTATTTATATTGATTTTATTATATTAATTTTTGGAGGCTTTATATTTCTATAAGGATGGTTTGCTCCTGGTGCAATATTATTAGTATCATATCCATAAAGTATATCATCTTTATATACTTCTCTATTATATATGTCTGTAGACATACAATCTATATAACCCAACCCCAATATCATATACGCATAGTGACCATTTCTATCAAGTTTGGTGGCGACTTCTTTTGATCCAAAACACCCACAAAATCCAACATTCAAACTTTGTTCTTGTGCTGCCATCATAGCAACAGTTGAACTTACAATACAATCATTCCTTGTATCACTCCTTGCATTATTGCCAACCCAAATTAATACAGTTGGTGCATTCACCTGACCATTGTATCTATTATTTTGAGGTTGAGGATTTGTTGGATCTACATAGTTATTAACTCTTGTTCCACCAACACATACAGTATTTTCCCAAAATAACCATTGTTTAATAGATTGTGCATTAACACTATTGTTTAATACAAAAACCTCATATGAATTCCTGCATTGTTTTGATGGTGCGTGGTATATACAATCTAAAATATAATCAAGTTTATTTTTTTCAATTTGTTTATCCGACCATTGCGTAGCATTAAATCTTTTTTTTAATATATCCAATAATTGCATGTTGACTCCCATTTGCTTATAAATAATATTACTATATTACATATTTATAAATAGGAAAGAACAATGACTACAGTATTTCTTCTAACTGTTATGTTAGGTAATATTGTAGTGAACCGAGACTTATATTTTGAGAATATAAATAGTTGCCTATATTTTTCTGGTCGTTTAAATGACCAACCTAATATACCAAGGCGTGATAGTGAAAAAGATCGAATCACTGCATATTGTCTACCAACGACAGTTGACACATCTAAAATAAAGGTACATAGGTAATGGATCCAATAAGCGCAATAGCAATAGCAACAACTGCCTTTGAAGTAATTAAGAAAGGTATAAGTTTCGGCAAAGATGTAGAAAGTATGTATTCTGATGTTGGTAGATGGATGGGGGCTATCTCCGATCTTGAAGAAGCTGATAGGATAAACAAGAAACCACCATTATTTAAAAAGATTTTTGATGGTTCCAGCATTGAACAAGAAGCTATGGAAATATTCGCTGCGAGGAAAAAAGCAGAGCAAATGCAGCAAGAATTAAAAACGTTTATTAATATGGCACATGGCCCAGCAGCTTGGGGTGAGTTGCTTGCATTACAAGGTAAAATTCGAAAAGATAGACAAAAAAGATATAATGATCAGGCAGCTCAAAAAAAAGAAATTATTAATGCTATAGGCGTAGGTATCCTTATGATTGGTGGTGGAGTTATTCTCATTACGGGTGGTTATATAATTTTGGATATAATGGGCAAGATATAATTAACAAATATATGTTGATTTTTATAATTTTTTATAATATTATATAGATATTAAGTTTAGTAGGAGTGGGGGCTTATGGCTACTATTATAGTTTCTACTAGGAAAAGTAAAATAGAATATCTTGTATATGATAATTATAAATTAATAATTAAAACAACAAATAAAAGAATAGCATTAATTGCATACAGTAAGATTAAATATCCAAAAGATAAAAACTAATGATTTTACTGCATATAAATATACATGAGATTACAAATACAGTTTTTATTATGGAGGCAATATTGAAGTTAGAACTGACAAATAATTGGCACGACCCTTCACCCGAGATACTATATACTATAAGTGAAGAAGACATCTTATCAAAATCCCTACAATTTTTTGATAAGGATGGATATGAATTAACTCCCCTCGAACAATATTGGTATCACAACCAGGGTATAGATATATCAGAAAAGCATTTATACCATACAGCCAACCATAAATCATGGTTTAAAGACGCAGAGAACGCCGTACAAGGCCCGGTTCTTGATCACTGTATCATCAATACCCGTTGGGTGTATGGTGGTGATGCAAAACTCCAATTATTGAGGTTAAAAAAACAAAGACCATTATTAAATAAACTATTATCTATTAGACCAAAATATGGAATAGATATTAGTATTGACTTTGTAAGTGAACATACATGCTTTGAATTATTTCACATTGAAGTAGATAAGAATGATTTTCAAGAAATATGTGATACTAAAAAAAGAGCTGAAGATTTAATTCTCAGTACTGATTGGGATAATAAAGCTATAGAAGTTTTTGATCGAAAAGAAGAATGGAAATATCTTGCATCTGACGATCAAAGTGATTGGAAAGCAAAATTCTTTGGTTGGAATAGAGCATTTGATAATAGGAAAGTGTATGTTTAATATAATTCATACGTATTATAATGAAGAATCATTTCTAATTAAACGATTAGAAAAATATAGTTATTGTGAAGATTATTATAATAAAATAATAATTATTGATGATGCATCTATCAAACCAGCAGAACCTATTATTAAAGATTATAATTTAAATATAGATTTATATAACGTGTTATATGATATTGGATTCAATTCTCATGGATGTAGAAATCTTGGTATGGATAAAACAGATTGTGAATGGAATCTATTAATTGATATTGATTGGGAAATAAGTATATCGACTATTAAAGAAATTAATAATTTTATTAAAGCTGGTGATGTGGATAAAAAAAATGTATATACATTTACTGATATAAAAAATAATAATACAGCTATCAATATATTCTTAATACACAAAGAAACATTTTGGGATGCTACCGGTTATGATGAAGAACTAGCTAATCTACATACTGGCGATGATTTATTTTATGAATCATTAAAAGACTCTGGTGCTATATTAACACCATCTAAATGGGAGGTGACTCCAGAAAGGGATGGTAGGAGGATAATATTTTCTGATGTAGACATAACAATATATGATGATGAAAAATCTGTATTGTATCAACCAGGCACATTAATAGAATGGGATACAATGAGGAAAGCTGTTGCAAGAAGAAATAGATTAAAAGGGCCTAAACCAATAATAACTTTTTCTTGGGAAAAAAAATAATTTTATTGTTGACATTAGCAATAAAATATAGTATAATAAATTTTATAATAAGAAAGGAATTGCCGTCATAGCTCAGTTGGTAGAGCAGTTGATTTGTAATCATCAGGTCCCGAGTTCGAATCTTGGTGACGGCACCATTATTAAATATGATTGAAATAAAAAATAAACATAAATTTGTAGCTGATATTGAACGTATTGTTTCCGAAAAAAAATGCGAATACATGGAAGCTCTACTTATATATTCTGAACAGCATAAAATAGAAGTCGAAACAATAGCACAACTAACAAGACAATCTTCTGTGATTAAAGCTAAATTAGAAGTAGAATGTCATGATGCCAATTTATTGAAGCATGGAGCTCAATTACCTATATGAGGAATCTTGTAAGATTGGAACCATTCGAAGCATATCAAAGTTACCTAGCACTAAAAAGACATTTTAGTAGTAATTATGATTACTTTAAATATAATGGTAAAATAAATGTATCAAAAGATAAATTTGATACTAGAAGAGATAAGTATCTATTTTATAAATTATCAAAGAAGAAAGAAGTGGTTAATTATTTATTAGCCAATATGTTATGTGAAGGACCCAATTTCTGGGTTGGAAGTGTGAAAGATAATGCATCAGATAAAGTATATAATGAATGGAAAAAAAGACAAGAATCATTGTCATATACTTTTAAACAAGATCTATGCAATCTAAAAGATAACTTTGATGATAATTTTAAAATACCAGAATATGGTCATCCCCATTTAATGATCCTCTTTATGAGGAATGAGATATGTATCGAAACAATTATAATATTAGATATGTTAATTAATTATTCTAAAACGTGGAATAATAGGTTGACTTCTGATATTATATGGGGTAATATAAATAATAAGATGGAAAATTATAAACCTTTTCTATCTATACAATTAAGTAAATATAAACAATTTGTATTAGATCATTTTAATACAGATTAATATACCGCAATAAACCGCTATACAATAAGGAGATATAATATGTCTAGCTCTTTTTCAGATATGAAAAATTCCCGTCAAAATTCAATTGACAAAATAACTTCCGAACTTAATAAATTAAATATATCATCAACACAGAATAGTAATGCAGATACTAGATTCTGGAAACCAGAGGTTGATAAAAGTGGAAATGGGTACGCAGTTATACGATTTTTACCTGCCCCACAGAATGAAGATGTTCCCTTTGTAAGAGTATGGGATCATGGATTTCAAGGACCAGCTGGTAAATGGTATATTGAGAGATCATTAACAACACTTGCCCAAAAAGATCCTGTATCAGAATATAATAATATGTTATGGAATTCTGGTATAGCGGCAAATAAAGATCTTGTGCGTAAGTATAAAAGGAGACTATCTTTTTATTCTAATATCTATGTTGTGAAAGATCCAAGTAATCCACAGAATGAAGGTCATGTGTTTTTATACAAATATGGTAAAAAGATATTTGATAAATTAAATGATATGATGAATCCAGAATTTGAAGATGAGAGTCCAAGAAACCCTTTTGATTTATGGGAAGGCGCTGACTTCAAACTAAAGATACGTAATGTTGAGGGTTATCGTAATTATGATAAATCTGAATTTGATACTCCCAGACCATTATTAGATGATGATAGTCTAATGGAGAAAACCTGGAAATCGCAGTTTAGTATAAAGGAATTTACTGATCCATCTAACTTTAAATCATATGATGAATTAAAACAAAAGTTATATACTGTACTTGCCTTGGATGGAATACAATCAACAACTGACACTCCTGTTGAGGAACCAGCAAGAAAT